TTTCTTATGGATATTTTTCCCGATGGGCCCAGGGAGTCGCTTCAAAAAGTACGAAAAGATGGTTCACCCGTACTCGGGTCTCGACCCAGTAAACTGGGAGCGGTTTCTGGACAATCTCCACACATTCGAACAGTTGGCTTCGACCCGTTTGGATGATGCTTCCGAGTCCCTGTACGCTGCTACAGAGAACATCAAGGACTTGGGGCTTGGACTCCGACGAGCAGACGACGCAGATATTCAAGAAAAGCTTGCAGGTATTGCATTCCAGCTAGGGTACGAGGGTGAACTTATTTTGAATCAAAATGCGGTCAATCAAGGAATTTACTTCTTCCCACGCTACTTAAACGAATCGTTAATGGAGTATCCAGAATATGCCGACACGCGCGACCCGGGTCCCGTCAGAAGCCACGGGCAATGAGATCAACTCCGCAGGAGTTGGAATCGCGCCAGCCGCCCCCGATCTCACAACCCTTGCTGAAGCTGCTGCGACCCTCGAGACCGAGCCCGTGTCCAGCTCCGGAGGAGCTGTCCGTACCCGCTCGGGCCGCGTTTCCAAGCCCCCTGTACGCTACGAGCCTGTTGAGCAGGTCGAGGACGACTACGCCCCCGAGGACTACGACACGGAAGATGAAGGTGAGTCCTCCGAAGATATCTCGACCGATGACGAGGACGAAGAGGACGATGAATCTGATGCAGATGAAGATGGAAATTTAGACGGATTTGTTGTACCAGATAAAAGTGAGAGTGATGTAAGTGACAGTGACGAGGATGGAGAACCTGCCGTTCCTGTCGCAAAACTCCGAGCCGTCGTCAAGAAACGTCCAGCCACCAGAACCTGAGCCCCGTCCTCGAGCTTGGACACCCCAACAGGACTTTGATGACCCACCGCCTAGACGTTTTGTTCCCGCGTTCGAACCACCGGCGCGTCAACAAAACATCCTTGATTCAATAAAAGATAATCAAGTTGCTCTTATTTTGATTGGTATTGTTATTGGTGTACTTATTATGAATATGCGGCCCATCATCGTGAACCCTATGAAGTAAATCAGAGATCACAGTCGGCAGAACAACAATCTGGAGGACATTTTATCAAGATGCCGTTTTCTGTGTATCCACACACTGTTTTTCCTGGAACATCGAGGGAAGGATAACACTTGCAGTTTTGTGAAGGACAAGGGCCTCGTGCAACACCAGTTTCTGAACCTGTATAATTGTTTCCTTTAATCGAGTACAAAGGTGCGTTCTTTACGTAATCGTCGTTTCCAGCAAAAACACCTATAGGACCTGTACGGTTCACATACACATCCTCTTGTAAGAACCCTGTCCAGGCGTTTACACGAGTTTGATCGGCCGGTTCCATGTCGCGAAAAACTGTAAACTGGGAACCGTCATCCGTTAGCGGTGGTCGAGACTCGACTGATTTTTGAATTCGCGTGAATGCTAAATAAAGAACAAAGGCGGAGGCGAGTACAGCTGCGATGGGTGCTACGTAACCGCGTCGTAAAAGGTACAGACTCGTGAATATAGTCATGGCTCCAGCAGTTGCCACGAGGACAAATTGCCTCGTGGGAAGTGTTGTGACGGACCTTACCAGGTCCCGGGGTTCCATATTTCTTCTATTTATCAAGGTTTTTTACTGGTCAGGAACTTCGTCGTCGGCGGGAGACCCGGTCGGAGTCTGCGAAGCAGACTCCTCGTCCCCCTCCTCAATGGAGTCAATCTGAACAGCAGGCAACTTGCGCTCCTCCATAATCTTCGCCACCTTCTCGTCAGCCATTTTAACAATCTCGGCCATATCCTTGTCTGGGAACTCCTTCTTCAGGTCCTCGATAAACTCGGCCGGGTGAGGGATCGGTGGAACGTCCGGCTTGGTGTAGTACTTGGAGTTCTCATCGGCCGGGTCGATGTACGGGTACGGACCAGGCTGGGGTTGTGCAATCATATCACGCTTGCGCTTCTCAAACATTGCCGCGGCTGCGCTCTGGTTCGCTCGGTACTTGGTCATAATCTCCTCGAGCTTCTCGTTCTGGTAGTGAACATCCTCAATCTGATCGCGATCTGGAGGGATCAAAAGCCACTTGTACATGTCCACGACGTAAATGTCCACGAGCGCATCCTCCTTTTGAAGGCGCTTGGCGTGGCTTGCCGCCTCATCACGGGAAGCGAAACACCCGCGAATCTTCATACCCAGCTTCTCATTCTTCTGAGGCTGGTCAGGACCGACAAACGAAATGCACGCAAACAGCTGGCCAGGAACGGTCAAGTAGTCTTGCTCAAGAGTACCCATATAAAAGGAACAAGCGCTTATTTTTTAAGCTAAATGGCGCAAACAAGTGAGCACATGCGCAAAATGCACAACGATGCAAAACGCCAATTGATTCAGCGTTGGGTCCTTCCCGGGACCAAAGTGCTCGACTGTGGGTGTGGTCGGGGCGGTGACTGGCACAAATGGAAGGCGGCTCGAGTCCACGTGTTTGCTATCGACCCGGACGAGGAGTCTCTCCGTGAGGCGGAACAGCGGGCTCACGATATCCAGTTCGGCGTATGGTTCCTGGGTACCGGAAGTATCATTCAGGCAGCTTTTGCCGGCCCGTACGATGCCATATGTTACAACTTTTCGCTTCAGTACATTTGCGAAGACCCTGCGACGTACCGAGCATCCATCAAGGCAATTGCCTGTTCCCTGAACCCGAACGGTCTCCTGATCGGTGTAGTACCCGAGAAAGCCAGGGCCGAGGCACTCGTAGACCAGTACGGACACTTCAAGGACCCTCTTGGCAACGAGTTTGCACTGCTCCAGGGTGGACGCCGTCTGAACGTTCGGTTGGTCGATGGACCCTTCTACGCCGATGGCGGGCGTGAAGAGCCTGTCCTGGACGCCTCGGTCCTCGTAAAAGACCTCGCAGTCCTCGGACTCGACCTGGTCATGTGGGAACCTATGCTTCCTCAACCCACAGGACTCATCTCCGATTTGTACTCAAAATTTGTCTTTCGTAAGAGTAGGTAAGATGATCTGGGCGATCGTCGCAGGTATTTTGTTTGTGCTTTTACTTTTGGTATTTTTGTTCTACAGGGAACCTCCTATGCTATCCGAACTCAAGCAAAGGTACTGGGCCACACTGGATATGCTTCGTCAGACTGGCGACCCTATGTGGAAAGGGGTCCTGCGACCTTCTATACTTACGGGAATGAAGGAGTGGGACAAGTCCAAGGGTCCTATAGGTTCGAATGTCAATAAGGGATACGAAATATACATCTGCCTGGATGGAGACGATGTAAACTCGGCAATGTACGTACTCATACACGAGTTGGCACACATGTCTGTACCAGAGTACGATCACACGACGCATTTTTGGAAAAATTTCGAGGCGCTCAAACAACTATGTGTGCAGAACGGCTTGTACACTCCGGCGGGGGAACGCAAGTATTGTGGGGACGTGGTGAAAGACACGGGGAGTTCCGAAGGAACTCACTCCTAGGCCCGGTCAATCAAGTACTTTTTGATAATGTAAAACACAAGGGCAGCAACGAAAGCCGTCACGGCCAAGCCTGTGAGCGACACATCACCCGACTCGCCCACAAACTTGGGCACCATTGTACGAAGGCGGGACTGGACTGGCTTGGAGAAGGCAATCACGGACGCAACACCGGCCAGGGCCGCCTGGAACTGCTCATCCGTGAGACCAAAAGGATTTCCAGATGCCTCCTTCTTGGAAGATGGTGGAGCACGCCCCGCCGACGGAGCCTGTGGCTGTTGAGGGGCGTACGGTCCGCCCCCCTGTACTTCATTTTGCATAAGTTCCTCAATTGATGTAGAAAAGTCAGCCATTTGAGATTCGTCAACCTTTTTTTCTGGCTGAAAATTCTTCAAAAGTCCAGTTGGAACAGTCTTCTGAGACGCTTCAGGATCTCGAGAAAGAGCTTGACGCGCAATCTCCTCATTTAGAGGCATCTCTTTGTTGTCGGGAATTTCACTTATAAGAGTACTCGCATCTGGGTCGTAGGTCAGCATCCTTTCTAATTTTCAAAACGAAAATACAAAGGAAGGTCAAGCGCGCTTGACGACATTGACTGACCCACCTCGTCTCTTGATGACTGGTTCGGGCTGAGCCGGTCTCAGAGCGGCCCGCGGGTTATAGTGTCTCTGGTGGTACTGCCAAAACGCTGGGGACCCGACCCGGAAGTTCCGCCTGATGGGCGCTTTGTACCAAAAGACGCAATCCGTGATACGGTTGGACTTGGAGGTGTTG